TTAGATCAGTCTAAGATTCCTCAAGATATTAAAGATAGTATCATTAAAGAATTTGAGACCATCTATAAATTAATTGAATTTGATACTAGAGGATTTGATTATTTTCGTAGATGGTATATCGATGGAAGAATTTATTTTCAAAAGATTATAGACACTAGCAATCCAAAACGTGGTATTCTGGAAACACTAATTATAGATCCTAGAAAAATTAAAAAGATTAGAGAAGTTAAAAAAGAGAAAGATCAAAAGACTGGTGTTGATATTATCAAATCAGTAGAAGAATTTTTCTTATATAATGAAAAAGGTATTACGTATAACCCAGGGTATACTGCAAATAACCCAACGCAAGGTATTAAGATATCAACAGATGCAATAACATTTGTACCTTCTGGGATTATGGATTTGGATAAAAATGTAGTGTTAAGTCACTTACATAAAGCCATTAAACCTGTGAATCAGTTAAAGATGATGGAAGATGCCTTAGTAATCTATAGATTGGCTAGAGCACCTGAAAGAAGAATATTTTATATTGATGTGGGCAATTTGCCTAAATTGAAAGCTGAACAATATTTAAAAGATATTATGGCTCGTTATCGTAATAAGATCGTTTATGATTCTAATACTGGCGAGATACGAGATGATCGTAAAATGATGTCTATGTTAGAAGATTTTTGGTTGCCAAGAAGAGAAGGCGGCAGAGGTACTGAGATTACTACATTACCTGGCGGCGAAAATTTGGGACAGATTGAAGATATTAATTACTTCCAAGGTAAATTATATCAAGCATTAAATGTTCCGCTTTCTAGAATGCAACCGCAAACTGGTATTTCTTTTGGTAGAGCAACAGAGATAACAAGAGACGAATTAAAATTTGCCAAGTTTGTTGGTAGATTACGTAAAAAGTTTAATGAAATATTTGGTGATTTGTTAAGAACACAATTAATTTTAAAAGGTGTTCTAACGGATAAAGACTGGAATGTTATTAAAGATGACATTCAATATAGATATGCACAAGATCAGTATTTTGAAGAAATGAAAAATGCTGAGAATTTGAGAAATCGTATAGATTTATTAACTCAGGTTCAACCTTTTGTTGGTGCATATTACAGTCAAGATTATGTAATGAAAAATATTTTAAGAATGTCTGATAAAGAGATTCAAGAAATGAAAACACAAATTGAAGATGAAGGTCCTCCACCGCAAATTGGAATGCCGGGCATGCCCCCAGGCCAGTTGCCACCGGGACAAGATCAAGCTATAAATAATTCACAGTAAGGAAAAATTATGGAATCCGCAGTTATTCAAAATATGATTGATAATATTATCAATAACAAGCAGGCTGATGCTTTACAAGATTTTAATACAGCAATGGCAGATAAAATTTCTGATGCCCTTGATGTTAGAAAAATAGAGATTGCATCCGCTATAGGTAAAACTACAATAGACGTAGAAGAACAAGAAAATGAGAACGTTTAATAGTATCAGAGAAGAAACTTTAGAAGAAAAACTAAAGGCTTCTGATCCTGCGGGTAAATATATTAGCGATTTTGTCCATTCGGATAATCCTAAGTTTGCCGGCAAATCTAAAAAAGAACGTATTCGTATGGCCTTGGGCGCATCTTATGGTGCAAAGAAAACCAATGAGGCAAAAGATTCTCGCGAGTATGACTATGAAGGCGATATGGCCAAGTCTCAACTGAGATCTATTATTGCCAATGCTCAGACAGTGCATGATATGTTAGAAGATAATACTAATCTTGCAGAATGGGTACAGAGTAAAATTACTTTAAGTGCTGATTATATATCAACAGTTAGAGATTATATGCAATCGAATAAAGATGTAAATGAAGAAGTTGAGACAACACACGAAGATCCGCTTGTTGTTACAAAAGATTCAGATGGCAATATTCACACACACGCCAATCTTTCTGTTGCTAATGCTATTCACGGTACAGATGTTAAACACCAGGCTATCCATACTGGTCAACCAGTTCAAGGTGGAAAATTTACATTTCAACTTTCTAAGCATCACTCATCAGCAATACAAGGCGGACGTTAAATGGCTGTAACAAAAACAATATTAAAAAACAAAAGACAACAAACTGTAGTAAAGTTTGTTGGAGATGGTACAATGACCGCCAATCTGTTGGAATTGAAACTATCAGATGAAACATTTTTGGGCGAAGCTTTATGTAATGTTAACATACAAAGTGTTATGTGGAGCGCAACAGATTCAATTACTGCACCTATTTTAATTCAAAGAGGCGGCGCAAATGTAATGGTATTGCATGGGGCGGACAGCTGGGAATTAACACAAGGCGCAGGCTTTAACGATAAACAAAATAATACATCAAATGTAACTGTTGTATTGCCCGCAGGTCCATCTATGTTATACTTAGTATTAGGTAAATCTGCCGGGTATCGAGAACCAGATCAACAGACTAAGTCATAATTAGGAACTAATATGAGATTAATTAAAGAAGTTGCACAAGATTTACACTACCTTGTAGAAGACAAAAAGGGCGGCGGAACAAATGTCTTTATTGAAGGTATCTTTGCTCAAGCTGAAAAACCAAATAGAAATAATCGTTCTTATGGTAAAGGTATCATGGAACGAGAAGTGCAAAAATATCAAGAGTTAATTAACCAAAAGCGTTCTTTAGGCGAGCTAGGCCATCCTGAGAATCCTTCAATTAATCTACATCAGGTTTCCCATCTAATTACTAGCCTAAAGATGGAAGGTAATGATGTTATAGGTAGAGCCAAAATATTGGATACGCCTATGGGAATTATAGCAAAGAATTTAATAGAAAATGAAGTTCAGTTGGGCGTATCCACTAGAGGGTTAGGATCGTTGAAAATGAACTCCGAAGGAATCAACGAAGTACAAGGCGATTTTCACCTTGCAACTGTTGACATTGTTGCTGACCCATCTGCCCCAGACGCCTTTGTTCAAGGAATCATGGAATCTGCAGAGTGGATTCTTGAAAATGGCGTGTGGAAGGCAATACAAATTGAAAATGCACAAAAGCAAATACGGAAGACTTCAGCTAAGAATTTAGACGAAGTTAAATTACAAATTTTTGAACAATTCGTCAATCAATTGTCTAGGTAATAAAACTTATAAATATAGATTGAGAACATTCATACATTTAGGAGACTCTAATGTCAGTAGAAAGTAAAGTTAAGGAATTGCTAGAACGCGTTTCTGTTAAGACTTCGCAGGAAGTTAATGAGGGCGCAGGACCAATGGTTCCAACTAGCGGAAAAGATTCCACAATCAAGCCTGCTAATGCTGGCGATACAGGAAACCCTAAACAGGGTGATTCAGAATCTGCAAGTCACGAAGATCGTGATGAGAAGGATGTGAACCAAGGAGCTATTACTGCAAAAGGTATTTCTAAGAATACTATTGCAATGAAGGGCCCTGTTGGTGCAGCACCAAACTTCACAACAGTAAAAGATCTTTCATCTATTCCGCAGAACACAGGTATTCATGAAGATGAAGAAACTGATGCATCTGCAGAAGTTGTATCTGAAGAAGAAACAACAGAAGAAGAACAAGAATCAATAGTTGAACCTATTGATCTTTCTCCAATCTTCGGTGAAGAACTTTCAGAAGATTTTAGACAAAAAGCAACATCCATTTTTGAAGCAGCAGTTATTGCTCGCGTTAATAATGAAATGGAAAAAGTTGCAGCATCACTTGAAGAAAAATATGCTGAAGAATTCCTTGAGTACAAGGAAAGCATTGTTGAAAAAGTAGATGCATATCTTAACTATGTAGTTGAAAATTACATAGAAGAAAATAAATTGGCAGTAGAAAATGGTCTTCGCGGCGAAATTGCTGAAGACTTTATGACAGGTCTTAAGGCGCTCTTCAAAGAACACTATATTGAAGTGCCTGAGGAAAAATATGATGTAATAGGTGAATTACAAGCTAAGGTAACAGAGTTGGAAGAAAGCCTAAATGGTCAAGTAGAAAACAATGTTGGCTTAAATACTTCAGTGACAGAACTAAAGCGCAAACTTATTATTAAGGAAATGGCTAAGGATCTAGCAGATACTGAAGTAAATAAATTGACAAAACTTTTAGAAGGTGTTGATTTCGAGAATGAAGAAATCTACAAAGAAAAA